TCATCTATGAGTGGCTCGCGGAGGAGTTCTGGGGAGAGTTGGAGACGGTCAAGTCGGACGTTATGAGCGAGCGCCAGGGGGAATATGAAAAGGGCGAACGGATGACCGAGTCGGAGGGGATATGCAATGAGAACGGCGACACGTTCAAGGAGTTCTATGTCGGCAGGCCCTCCCGGGTCATAGTGACCGTGGACGTCCAAAAGGGCTATGGGTGGTGGCTCGCTCGGGAATGGGTCAAGGGTGGGGACAGCGGACTTATCGACTATGGGAAGTGGATGGACTGGGGGGAGCTCAACGACACCGCGACCGCGGCAAAAGCGTCTTGGGTCCTGGTGGACTGCGGCTATGCGGAGCGTCAACAAGAGGTGTATGAGGCGAGCCTCAAGTACCGTTTCATCCCTACCAAGGGCCAGGAGAATATCAAGGATCTCCTATTCCTGGAGAGTGCCATAAACCCATTTGAGGGCAAGCGCCGACACCGGGAGCGGCACAGTCTCACAGTCCTCTTTTTCAAGACCGATCCTTTCAAAATGCAACTCATGCAACGGATCAGGGCCGAGTCGGGTCACGCATGGTATACCTACCGAGACCCGGAGGTTGACTATCAGAATCAGGTCACGTCGGAGCATCGGGAGGACGGCCGGTGGAAAATCAAGCCGGGCCATGGGACGGAAAATCACCTATGGGATTGCGAGACATTGCAACTCCTGGGGGCTACCAGATTCGGCCTTAATCGCTTCCGCGGCTATGAGAACGCAGAGGAGGGGGAAACGGTACAATCGGCCTAGAGAGTAAGGCAAGGGGAATATGGCTTTACTCAGAACACCGGCCGAAATGGCGCAGTTATACCAGGACGCGGAAGTCGCGTTGATTTCGTCTCCTAATTCCTCTTATACCATCCTCGGTCGGACCTTCACCCAGAAGGACATCACGGCAATTCATCGGATCGGGGAATTGTGGGAAGCACGAGCAAACCGGGCCACATACGGCAGCAGGGCCGCGGCCGACGTGAGAACCGGAGAGGGCCGTTGAGTCGGGTCACGCCAACACGCATGGACCGCATGATCGCGTCCGTGTCCCCGGGATGGGCGGCAAAGCGACTCAGGGCCCGCAATCGTTTTGAGATCATGGCCGGCGGGTACGATGCCGCCATAGATCAGCGATACCGGGACGGCCAGGCATGGCGCCGTTCTCTCCCCCTCGACGAGGACACACTCATCGGCAACCGAGACCGGCAGTCGGTGAGGCTCGAACTGCACGATCTCAGACGCAACCTGGGCCTGGTGTTTGGCATGCTCAACCGATTTGCGGACGGCGTGGTCGGAACCGGATTGACCCCCGTCCCCACTACGAGCGACCCCGAATGGAACGCACAGGCCGCGGATTTCTGGCAGAACTACATGAAGGTTGCAGATGCCCGGCAGCGACTCTCCGGATGGGAGATTATGCGCCTCGGGGTTAAGGCCCGACTTGTTGATGGTGAGTTCGGCTTAGTCAAGACCGATGGCGGCCAGGTGCAACCGATCGAGGCAGAGCGAATCGTCACCCCGCAGAAGCAACACCGGAACGAAGGCAAGAGCGTGGTCGAGGGATTCAGGATCAGCCCGAAGGGTATCCCGGTGGGAGTGTTTATTTCTCCGCGGAACGCCGGAGCGGTCGATGATACGAAAACTCAATTTGTACCCATGAGAAACTTTATTCACGCGGCGATCGTGGAGAGATTCGACCAGATCCGCGGCGTACCCGGGGCGGCCAGTATCGTCAACTACCTGCGAGATAAGGGGGAGTTCACGGCAGCAACCCTATTCAAAGCCAAGCTCGACGCCTTTCAGGCCTGGTCGATCAGTAGTTCCGCGGACATGATCGCGGACAATCTCCTCGACCGGACCGCGACACAACCGGAGACACCCTCGGGGGTCCGGGAAGAGAAGCACGACATGGGCACTTTCTATTACGGGCCCGAAGGAACGGAGGTTAAGAGTCTCAAGAGCGAGACGCCCAACAGTCAATACGACGCTTTCACGCAGAACCTACTCACCGAGATCGCGATGTCCGTGGGGATACCCTATCAGGTATTGATGCTGGATCTGGCAAAGGTGAGTTTCTCCGGCGGCCGGGGGATACTGATGCAGGCCTATGCGACTTATGGTATCTGGCGGACGTGGCTTGTCAACGAATCCATTCAACCCTGGTGGAATTGGAGAGTTGCAAAGGCCATCATCGACGGGGTACTCCCGCCGGCGCCGATCGACTCCCGCGGGATCTCGGAATGGTACAAGGTCGAATGGACCCCCCCGCCCCTGGATTGGATCGACCCGAAGGGGGAGGCCACGGCCAACGCGGCCGAGGTGACGATGGGGACCAAGAGCATATCCGGTATCGCACGATCCCGCGGCACGTCGGCCAAAGCAGTTTTTGCGCAGAAGGCGGAGGACATCAAGGCGGCCATGGATCAGGCGGACCTGATAAACGAGGAGCGACCTGAGGCCGGAGTCACCTGGCGGGACATCACAAACCCGGGCGGCAAGCCGGGACCGCAGCCGGCGCCGAGACCATCGCCGGCCGAGCGCGAAGAGGAAGACGAAGAGGAGGACGAATCGGCATGAAGTTTCCCAACATCCTGACGGCGCTATGGGGTGAGCCCTGGCTAATTACTACCGAAGCACACCGGGCAATCTCACGAATTGTGGAGGCTCACGTTGACGGGTCGGCGCATGATGCCGGTGGAATAATCGAGGCTTTCCACATGCCGGAGGACCAGGACCAGGACCGGGACAACAAAGGATTCAAGATCCGGGACGGAGTCGCAATCATACCTTTGCACGGAGTAGTCGGGAAGCGCCTCGGGTCACTCGAAAAGATGTCCGGGGCCGCAGACGTTGATGACCTCGTGAGAATGTTCGGGGCGGCCCTTGATGATGACTCGGTCGAGGCCATCTTGCTGCACGTCGACTCTCCGGGCGGATCTACCACAGGGACGCCGGAGGCCGCGGAAGTGGTTCGGGCGGCGGCGGCGATCAAGCCGGTGGTGGCTTTTACGGATACGCAGATGGCGTCGGCGGCATACTGGATCAGCGCCGGGGCAACAGCCATCTATGCGTCAGTATCCTCCTCGGTCGGGTCGATCGGGGTCTATATGGCATGGCTCGACACGTCCCGGGCAATGGAAATGCAGGGAGTGCGGACCGAGCTCATCAAGGAGGGCAAATTTAAGGCCGCCGGGATCGAGGGAGTACCTTTGACCGCGGAACAGCGGAAGATGTTTCAGGCCCAGGTGGCGCAGGTTGCCGGGTGGTTCAAGTCGTTCGTAGTGGCCGCCAGGCCGAGCGTCAAGCCGGCGGCGATGGAGGGGCAGTCGTTCTTTGCGGACGACGCCCTGACGGCGGGTTTGATCGACGCGGTCGGGGATGCGGAGGACGCATTCAACGAAGCAAGGGCTATGGCGGCGGCGGTACAATCGGCCTAGATACTAAAGACCTGTTCGAGACGGAACGAAACAAGGGGAGAGCCAATGTCACTTACCGACGAAATCGCAAGACTCAGAGCCGAGATTGAAACCCTGACCGAGCAGAACGCGGAGGCCCTGGTCAACGTGGAATCACTCACCGGGCAACTCGAACAGGCCCAGGCCAACATCGACACCTTGAGTGGATCACTCGCACAGTCGGACGCCGCTCTCGTTGAGATGACCGCAGCCCGCGACACGGCGATCGAAGAGACTAGACTGTCAGTCCAGGATACCCTGAAGGCGAACGCGATGCTCGCTCTTTCCCCGGCGCACACCGACGTTTCCGGCGGTGACATGGTCGACGACTCGACCGGCGGCGACCCGGAGCCCGATGCCGACGTCCCTGGACTTTGGGATCAGTATTGCGCCCTTCCCCATGCTAGCCCGGAACGATCCTCGTTTTACCAGGCCAACATGGACGCGATGACCGAAGAGGCTCGCGGCATGACGTCTGAGAAGTTTGCACGATATTCCGGGGAGTAGGCTCGGATCATAAGCTCGCAGATCAAGAACACGCTGGAGGATTAAGAGAATGAAGCTCAGACAGATTACAATCTCATTGACGGTCGCGGCCCTGATGGTCGGGACATCTTTCGGCCAGATCAGCGCGTTGAGCAAGCAGGCGGAATGGAAGACCGGCGGCAAGCTGGTCCGGGATAAGATCAACGAAATAATCGGGACCATCGGTACCAACGGTTCTTTCGTGAATCTCACCGTCACCGGGGACGGCACGGTATCAAGCAACTTGCTCGCCGGCAGCATCACGTCGCAGGGCGCTTTGATCTCCGCGGGAGTAATCACGGCAAGCAATAACGTCGCCGCCCTCGGGGACATCCTGGGAGACGGGGCAACCGACATCCAGGGCGTGAACGGGATCATCGCGGACACACTCCTGCTGACCAATCAGGCGGCCATAGGCGGCAGTCTCGACGTGACGGGCCCGATCACCAATAACAACCTGTTCGTAATGAAGCCGGCCTCCGCGGCCTTTGCTGACGTGCGGACCTTTACTCAGACCGTGGCGACATCTTACATCAAGCTCTCCACCACGCTCAACGTGTCGACCGTAAACTTGTCTAGCGCGACCGATGGCGCCACACTGTATATCTCCAACAACGGCACGACCAACCTCATCTTTCGAGATGGGACGCCGGCCTACATGCTACAGGCGGGGGACATTACCCTGGGCGCCAACGATACCGCATCCTGGATCGGCATCGGGACCAACTGGGCGCAGACCGGCACATCGGACAATTAACGGGACCACATGCGAAAGATAATCCTCATATTGTGTGTTTGCCTACCGGCCGCCCTGGCGATGGCCGGGGGCTCGGTCCGCACGGAGCGATACGATCTACTCAACGTCTCGACCGGATCAGCGGCCAGTGCCGTCACCAACTCGACCAGATTCTACGGTCGGGTTGACTCGGTCGAGATAGACATTGTCTCAACGGCCGCCACGACCTGCGACGTGACCGTGGTGGTGGTCCCTCTGTACTCGACCGGGGCGGAGTTTACCCTCTTCTCGACATCCAGCATCGCGGCGGATATGGGGCAACGCCTCATCAGGTTTGACGGGTCAACGGCGGCGAGTGTCACGTTGACGGGAGATGACCCCTGGCGGTATCCGCTCGGGGGAGAGACGATCGCGGTGAGGGTGAGCAACTGCAATGCGACGAATCGCAACGTGAGTGCTCAAGTTAAAATCAACAAGTAAGGGGATAACGATGGCGAATACATTCGCAGGCATGAGCCACACCAACATAGCTCAGAGGGGATTTACCATCTTCCTCAAGAAGCTCGTTCGGATCGTGGGGACTTTCTCGACCGACTTCTCAAGTGATGTGGCGGAGCAGGGGACCGTAGTCCAGACCCGGACCATTCCGGCAAGGACCGCGCAGGACCTGGTTTCAGATCACAGCGGCAATTACAACACTGCCGCCGATGTGGACATCACGACCTCGGCCGTATCCGTGACGCTGGACAATCACTTGACCGATGGGTTTTACTCCACGGACAAAGAGCGGGCGGCAGTGGCTCGCGGTGTCTGGCAGGATACCATTGAGCGCAACTTGCTGGTTTCGGCTAACGCCGTCGCCGTAGGGTTCCACGACATGGTAATCAATAAGATCGTGGCGGCCAGCTTCGCAAGTTCTTTCGACGCGATTGCCTCCGCGAACGTCGACTCAGATACTCTCGCCGCATGGCGCGGGGTGCTGGTCAAAGCCGACTTTGACCCGGACGAGACCAACCTGTTCTTGCATACCGATATCATCACGGCCCTGCATCAGGATAACGCGATTCAGGATTTCTCCGCCTCTCAGGACAACGTCCAGTCGAGCGGGAATCTCAACCCGAAGGAAGGCATGGGAATCTTTGAAGACGCCCGACTCCCCCCGGCGGCAGGAGCCGCGGCCGGTGAGAATCTCACGGGTTTCGCAGCTACCCCGGACGCGATGATGGTGGCCATGCGGGCAACCACTACGCAGGGACAGCGGCACTTTGACGCTTATATCCCCATGACCGACGATAAGACCGGGGCGACCTTGCTTTATACGTCCT